AATCCAGAAGATATTATATATAAAATAGAATCTGCAATGAGTACTGGCAATATGTTGACAGAAGGAGGCGCAGCAGGACACATGGCACATCCATGGGACGATCACGGATTAACTTTCAACGATGTTCGAGAAATTGTATCACGCGGATTAGAAGGACGATTGGATATAGAACAAGCAGTCACTGAAAAAACTGATGGACAAAATATTTTTGTTACTTGGAAAGATGGTCAACCTGGATTTGCTAGAAATAAAGGCACCGTAATCAATCCAATGACTCCGGATCAACTCATTGCAGATTTTGAACGCAAATATCAAGAATCCATACAAAAAAATGGAGCAGAAGCTTCTGCTGGATATAAATTAGTAGTAGATGCATATCGTGCATGTGCTGAAGATTTAACAGAATCTTTAAACAAAATTGATGCAAATACATTGGCTCAGATATTTAAAAACGGACGTGTATTTGCAAACATGGAAATCATTTATCCAGCAACTAGAAACGTTATTGCATATGATAAAGCTCATTTACAGTTTCACAATTTAGTTGAATATGATGAAAAAGGCAATGCAGTTGAAACTGATTTAACTGGCGGAGCAATGATGCAAAGCGTTATTCAAGATGCAAATGCACACATGCAAAAAACATTTTCATTTATTCCTCCTCAAAAAATTAAATTGGGACGAGTATATGATTTTGAAGATCAACAAGCTGCATTTTTCAATGAAATAGATCAGTTACAAAAGAAATACAATTTAAAAGAAACGGATTTGTTAAGTGATTATCATAAAGCGTGGTGGCGTGATGTAATACAAAGCAAAGCACAACAATTAAATTACAATATTTCAGAAGACATATTAAACGCTTTGATATATCGTTGGGCATTTGATGACAAATCAACTAACATCTCCGTACTTAAAAAACAAATTGATAATCCAGAATTTGTAAATTGGGTTACTGAATTTGATAAATCTGATTTTAAGAAATTTAAAAAACAAAATTTAGAACCATTTGAATCTATATTTTTAAGATTGGGAGTATTGGTTTTGCAAAATGCATCTAATTTCTTAGCAGCAAATCCAAATCAAACTGTACAAACAATCAAAGCAGAAATGAATCAATTGATTGGAGAATTGCAATCATCTCCAAATCAAGCTACATTGGATAAATTAAAACTAGAACTTCAAAGAATTCAAAAATTAGGAGGATTTGATGCAATTGTTCCTGCAGAAGGCGTTGTATTTACTTATCAAGGCAATACATACAAGATGACAGGCGCATTTGCACCGGTAAATCAAATTTTAGGAGTGTTAAAATACGCACGATGATATTTATATAAAATAAAGGAAAATTGTAATGGCGCAAAAACATAAAAGCAAGTATAAAACACCAAAGGATTTTGAAAAATCACAAAAACCAAAACCAAGAAAAGATCTTAAAGATTATACTGAAGACGATAAAAAAGGTGCATTGAATCCACGTTCAACGGGAGACAAACAACTTAACGTTTTGCGTAAAACAGATAAAGCTGTACAAGATGACGGCAAAATGTTTCCAAAATACAATGACGATGACAGGTTGTATAAAGACATCGCAGATGGAGACTATGATCCTAAAACTGCAGCAAAGCGTTTAAAGAAGCGTCAAGATGCAGAAGAAAAAGAAGTTAAAGATGTTTTAAAAGATAAAATTGAAAATTTAACTAGAGAACAAAAAGAACGTTTGGTTAGAGAGTATGTTCGAAGAAAAATACAAAAAGTATTGTTTGAACAACCAGATCCAAACGCACCTGCACCAGAAGAAGAACCGGCACCAGAAACTCCACCAGCAGATGCTCCACCAACACCGGATGCGCCACCTGCAGATGCCGCTGCTACTCCACCAGCCGATGCCGCATCTACTCCTCCAGCAGAAGAGCCAACTATGGATATGAGTACTCCACCAGCAGGAGGAGGTGCACCTAGTCCAAGTCCATCACTTAGTCCGGCGCCAACAGATATGGCTGCTCCAACCGACGCTGCGGCTCCAACAGATGCTGCAACAACCCCACCTGCAGATTCTGCAGCAACGCCGCCTGCAGCTGCGCCACCACCGCCATCTCCAGAAGAAGAAACTGATAAACTAATACAAAAAGCTTCAGAAAGATTGTCAAAAGAAGGTGCTATTGGTAAAATTAAACTTATCAATAAAATTTTAAAAAATGCAATGAAAGAAGTTGATATGGAAGATAAAGCTAATTTTTATAAAATGCTTAGATCTTTTGCTATAAAAAAGATAGCTACATTGTCAACTGAATCTGAACCGCAAGAAACTGAAGAACCAAAACCACAATAAAGTTATATGTCTAAAAAGTTACAAAACGTCAAAGCTGTCAAACAAATGATTGATGGCTCTCATAAGTTTCAAACCAAAAAAATCATTGGATTTTCCGATGCTAACGAAACTGCAAAGAAAAATGAAAAACATCAAATTGGAGATGTTTGGGAAGAAACTGATACTAACGGAATAACATACGTTATCGAACAAAAAGATGGGTTTCGAATCAAAAAACTTAAAACTTCAGAAGTATTACAAACAGTACGAGATGAAATAAGATCTTATCCTAATTGCCGCAAAGAAACATGCACGTGCATAGTTAAACATCCGCTCAATGAAAAAATGAGAAAACTTCATGGAATGTGTTTTGATTGTGTAATAGAAATGGAACACGAATTAAAAAAAGATGGCAAGTACGAAGAATACGAACAAAACAAAATACGTGAAAATGCATTAGCATGGTTAGAAGATGCAGAACGAGATGTAGCATTATTAAAACAAGCTTACACTCAAGTACAAGAATTTGTTACGAATTCGGAAGGACAAAAAGAAACATGGTCAGCAAAAATGACTACAGAAGAATTTGAAAATACCATACAAGCAGAATTTGATAAATTCAAAGAAAATTTTTTAAATAAATTAAACGGAACAAAAAATGAAAACGATTAAAAAATATTGGATGTTAATAGTAGGAGCAATTGCCGCAGCTTTTGCATTTTTTATATTTACTTCAAAACGTCGCAATGAAAAAAAATTAAATAAACTGCAACAACAAATTGACGATAACGAACAAATTGTTGATAAAATTGACGGAAAAGTTGAAGTAATTAATAAACAAAGAAACGAAATAAAACAACAAATCGAACAACAATTACAATCTATAGAACAATTAGAAGAAAAAAAGCAAGAGATTAAACCGGAAACTAGAACGGTATCTGATGCTAAAGAAAATATTCTAAACAAAACTAGAAGAGGTCGTAAACCTAAAAAAAGCAACTCATGAAAAAGTTATTAGTTATATTATTATTTCCATTAACGAGTTTTTCTCAAATTGCGGATACATGTTTTACGGAACAACAAGTCTTAGATATATCATTTACATTGGATTCTTTAACTGAATTAAATGATATCAACGAACAAATTATTTCAGAACAAAAACATTTATTAGAAAAGCAAGGCAAATTAATTGAATTGGATTCTATGCAAATTGCATATCGAGAACAACAACTTGTTTTGTTGCAAAAGAATATTGATTTGTATGTAGAACGAGAAAAACGTTTACAGCCAAAATGGTATGATCACAAAGCACTTTGGTTTAGTGGTGGAATTTTAACTACATTGTTTACCGGAGTAATCATTACTGAATATTTCAAATAATGTCACAAACACCTAACATAAAACAAATAATACAGCAACAGTACACTATGTGTGCTAAAGATCCTGTATTTTTTATGCGTAATTATTGTTACATTCAACATCCTAAACGAGGTAAAATTAAATTTAATTTGTACAAGTTTCAGGAAGAATCATTAAGCGAATTACGAGACAATCGTTACAACGTAATACTTAAATCTAGACAGTTAGGTATTTCAACATTAGCAGCAGGATTTGCTTTATGGAGCATGTTATTTGCAGAAGATTTCAACGTGTTAGTTATTGCAACTACACAAGAAGTAGCAAAAAACTTAGTAACTAAAGTGCGAGTGATGCATGACAATTTGCCAAGTTGGTTGAAAGGTACGGTAGAAGCTGACAATAAATTATCACTTAAATTTAAAAACGGTTCGCAAATCAAAGCAGTATCTTCAGCAACAACTGGAGCACGTTCGGAAGCGTTATCTTTATTAATAGTTGATGAGGCCGCATTTATTCGAAACATTGAAGAAATATGGATAGCATCGCAAGCAACATTATCAACGGGTGGTGGTGCAATAGTATTATCAACACCTAACGGCGTAGGTAACTGGTTTCATCAAACATGGGCCGATGCTGAATCTGGAATAAACGGATTTCATACAATTAAACTGCATTGGACAGTGCATCCGGAACGAGATCAATCTTGGCGCGATGAACAAACTCAATTGTTAGGAGAACGAGGTGCAGCACAAGAATGTGATTGCGATTTTGTTAGTTCTGGACATACCGTAGTAGATGGTCCATTACTGTTAGAATATGATGAACGTTGCGAAGACCCGGTAGAACGACGCGGCTTTGATGGAAATTATTGGGTATGGGAATATCCGGATTACGCTAAAGATTACACAGTAGTAGCTGACGTTGCACGAGGTGACGGTGCTGACTTTTCTACATTTCAAATATTTGAAGTAGAATCAGTACGTCAAGTTGCTGAATATAAAGGCAAAATTGCTCCTAATGATTTTGGAAACATGTTGGTAACGGTAGCTACGGAATGGAACAACGCGTTGCTAGCAATTGAAAATGCAAACATAGGATGGGCAGCGATTCAGCCGGCATTAGATAGAGGATATCAAAATCTACATTATACATACAAAGATGACGGATATACAGACGCATCTGTGCAATTGAAAAAAGGTTATGATATGAAAGACAAAAGCCAAATGGTTCCCGGAGTATCTACAACATCTCGTACGAGACCTTTAATGATATCTGCATTAGAAATGTATATGCGACAAAAAACGCCATTAATACGAAGCAAACGACTCATACAAGAATTGTTAGTATTTGTTTGGTTGAATGGAAAAGCACAAGCACAACAAGGATACAACGATGACTTGGTAATGTCATTTGCAATTACATTGTGGTTACGTGATACAGCTTTAAAACTTAGACAACAAGGAATTGATTTAAATAAACGAGCATTATCGTCATTTCAAAAAACAAATACAGTTATATACACAGGAAAATCAAAATCACAAGATACGGGATGGAATTGGAATCCTGGCGATGGCGATCAAGATTTAACTTGGCTAATCTAAAAACTGCCAAGGTTCTGTACATAGTTATATTTATTATAAAAAAGAAATATGGCGTCATTAAGAAAACGTTTACAAAATCTATTTAGTACCAATGTTATCGTACGTGCTTACGGAAAAGACCAACTACGAGTAGTAGATACAAATCGTTTGCAAAGCGTTGGTAATTTAGCTCAAAGCAAAGTAGCAGATAGATATACGCGTCTACATGGTTCAAACAAACATCGTGTCGGCGGAATGGGTGGATATGATTCTAATTATTATATGCATCAAAATCGTATGCAGTTATATGCAGATTACGAAATGATGGATAAAGATCCGATAATATCTTCGGCATTAGATATATATTCAGATGAATCTACATTAGCAGATCAATTTGGAGACGTATTAACTATACGTACTAACAATACTAGATTACAAAAAATTCTTTACAATTTATTTTATGATATTTTAAACATAGAATTCAATTTATGGTCATGGATTCGACAAATGACTAAATACGGAGATTTATTTTTAAAATTAGATATTGCAGAAGGAATTGGTATTCTTAACGCACGTCCTTATTCTAGTTATGAAATGGAACGTTGGGAAGAATACAATGAGTCAACTGGAGAATATGAAATTAAATTCAAAAACATAGCTTCTGAACAATTAACATATGATGTGTATGAAATTGCACATTTCCGTATGTTATCCGATTCTAACTTTTTACCGTATGGTAGATCCATGTTAGAAGGAGCACGTAAAGAATTTCAAAAACTAATGATGATGGAAGATGCGATGTTAATTCATCGTATAATGAGAGCACCAGAAAAACGTATTTTTAAAATTGATATTGGTAATATTCCGCCAAATGAAGTTGATAGTTTCATGGAAACCATTATCAATAAAATGAAAAAAATTCCGCACATTGATCCAAATACTGGCAATTACAATTTAAAGTTTAATCTTAACAACATGTTGGAAGATTATTATTTGCCTGTACGAGGAGGACAGTCGTCTACTACTATTGATACGCTTCCTGGTATGACATTTACCGGAATGGAAGATATCGAATACATCAAAGATAAAATGATGGCTGCACTTAAAGTTCCTAAACCGTTCTTAGGATATGCAGAAGCAGTTGAAGGCAAAACTACTTTAGCATCGATGGATATTCGATTTGCCAGAACCATTGAACGTATTCAAAAAATTGTAATATCGGAACTATCAAAAATTGCAATAGTGCATTTATATTCACAAGGATTTGAAGGCGAAGATTTAGTTGGATTTGAATTAGAATTAACGGCACCATCTATAATTTACGATCAACAAAAAGTAGCATTAATGAATGAAAAAATAACATTAGCTAATGCAATGAAAGATAGTAAATTAGTATCAGATAAATACATATATGAATTCATATTTAATATGTCTGAAGATCAATGGTTGCAAGAAAGAACCAATGTTATTGAAGATCTTAAATTAAGATTCCGTCAAAATCAAATTGAACAAGAAGGAAACGATCCTGCAGTAACTGGAGTATCATATGGTACGCCGCACGATTTAGCAACGGTACATATGTCAAGTAAAGATGTAGAAGATAAAGATGTTGGTGGCCGTCCGAAAGAAGGAATTAAGTCAGGACAACATCAAAATGAATTTGGATGGGATCCTACCGGTAGGAAAGAATTAAAACAAGCATTTGATCCGGAAAACCAAAAAACTACATTCGCTCCAGATCCTAGATTTAAAAGTAGACAAACAACAGTAGCTACGGAAAATATATTGAAGAAAATGAAAACTAAATATGGTATCATAGCAGAAACATATAATGCAAATGCAAATACAGATCCAGATTCTGGTACCATGTTGGACGAAAACAATATTTTATAAAATTAAACATATTTATTTAAAATTAAGGCAAACCCAACTATGAAGAAACTAAAACATTCAAAATACAAAAATACCGGTATTTTATTTGAAATGTTAGTTAGGAAATTAACTTCAGAAACGTTGTCATCTAATAAATCTGATACTATCGATATTATTAAAAATCATTTCGGACGTAATACTGAATTATCTAAAGAATTGCAATTATACAATTCATTGCTAAAAGAACAATTTCGAAGCGAAGCACAGGCATTAGATTACATAAGAACCGTTAAAGCTGCGCATTCTAAATTGAATCAAAGCGCACTAAAACGTCAACGATACAATCTAGTTAAAGAAATTTCTGAAAAATTTGTTTTTGAAAATATGTCTAAAATACATATATCTAATTACAAAGTTTTAGCTTCAATCAACATGTTGT